GCCTTTGACTTTTTCAGGAATGACGGCCAGGGTGCCTACAATGAATCTGGTAACTTCTTTAATAAGGTAGGTGCCATTGGTGTAAGCCTTGGCCTGGAATGGGGAGGAAACTGGAAATCACCGGTTGATAAGCCTCACTTCCAGCTCCCGGATTGGGGTAGTTCAACCGCTGGTATTAAGAAGGTTTATGCTAACCCTGATGAGTTTAAAAATACATGGACTGCAGAGATACCAAAAGAAAAGAAATCTGGTTGGAAACAGGAAGACAATGGGTGGAGATTTTACTTAGGAGATACCGGGGAATGCGTGCGGAATAATTGGTACCATGATATAGAAAAGAACCTTTGGTATTGGTTTGACGGGGCCGGGATCATGATCACAAACACATGGTATCAGTATAAGGGCAGTTGGTACTATCTGGGATCGGACGGGGCCATGCTTAAGGGATTACAGGACGTAAATGACAAGTGGTATTACTTAGATAAAGACGGAAAGATGGCAACCGATCCGGTCATACTCACACCGGGACAGGACGGAGCGTTACAGTATCCCGGACTGGCAGAATAAAAAACAAGAGCCGTGACTTTTATGGTCACGGTTCTTTATTCTTTTTTATCTGGTACCCACTCCATGAGGTCGCCAGGCTGACAGTTAAATTCTTTGCATAGGCGATCAATAGATTTTCCGTCTAAATTTGTTGTACCGTCTTTGAGCTTTTGGTATGTACTCTGAGATAGTAACTTTGTTTTTTTCATTTTGTACGTATTATATCCGGCATCTTCCAGAAGTTTTAATACCTTATCATATTTTAACATATTTGCCACCTCTTACCCTGAATCATATTAGAATCATATCACGTTTTCAAATGCCAATCTACATATAGTAATTGCGTGACAGGTTGAACAATAAAATATCCGTAATCTAGTGACAATGTCAATTGCTTGTTCCGTTATTACGTGCTAATATCTCCTTGTAGGGTAAGACGAAAAACAAGGAGGATGCCAATATGAAAATAGATTATACGGACTATTGCAACAGAAATCTTGAAATCGAAACAGACAAAACCAAAATAGAAAAAATGAATATTTTACTACAAGCTGCGTTAATTGAGCAAGGAGTTGATGGAAAAATTGATGCGACCTATTACACTGACGGAAACATCAAGGTAGAGGTTGATGGACAGTATTACAACATGTTTGATTCTACTAATAACAAGTTTTTTAGCGGCAATGGAGAATGCGATAATTGAGGTATTTCTAAAAATCCATGAATTCATTAAAATTAAAATTAAAATTGCGGGTATCCGGTATTCCGGTCCCGCATTTACTTTATAAATATTTAATAATTAATTTTTTTAGTACGTTTAAATCGTGATTTACCAGCTGTATAGTATAAAAAATACACCTGTTGTTGATTAACCCTCCTATTTATGGGATATACTATGATCTAGGTACAAAAGTCAAATTAAATATTTGTGAACATTTTGTTAAGTCTATTGCAATTTCTGTTTTAAAGGTATATATTAGTTATAAGCTTCATATTTGCTTATAAAGGGTTGTAGATGCCCTTAAATATTTGGTTGCAAAATACCAACAATCCCCCTCTTTGTTTTCGCGAAGAGGGGGATTTGTTTATACTAGCTCTTTTCGCAGTGCAAAATGCACAGTGAATTTTTCTTGAAAATTTACAATATCATTGCCGTCTTCTCTATACCCAAAAGAATACTTAAAATCATTTGGCCTATTATTCGCATCTCTTGATGTGATTTTCATATTTCCAATTACTCCAAATTTGTATAATATTTCTAGCATTTTTTCCGGATCATCAATTTGTGGTACTCTACTCTTTGAATGTTCTACAACTTCTTTGGCTTCAATTAACCAAAAGTTATTTTTATGGATAAGGCTTAATGTATGAAAACAATCATGTATATAATCTGAGTCATAATATAATGACAATTCATTCTTTAATTCATTAGTGAAAGCTCTAGAATATTCTGCTTCAGTTTCAATAAACATTTCATTTGTAAATGAATTACTATCTCCATATCTTTCTATTATTACATTAAGCATATTTACAATATCTCGAGGTCTTCCATGACTATAATTCAATAAAAATCTCAGAGTCTCCCTGCCCTTAATCTTCTCCGGGAACATTCTTGAAAATAATTTCTCGTTATCTAATGCTCTAAAACTCTGACATGACACTCTTATTTTATTTAAAATCATATCCATTAAACTATCATTGAACGGGGTAACAAAATTTGGATTTTCAAGCCAATTTAAACATACAATCGATTTAACTGTGTATTTATTTAAATTTGTTGATTCACTATGTATCAACTTAAGTAAATCAGACCTAAATAGTAATACTATCTTACTGTCTCTTGACACTTTAGATATGTCTATATTCAATTTATAAGAAACCTCTATAAATTTAGATAAAAACTTTGCAAAGTCAGAGTTATTAGTTACTTTTTCATCATACTCATCTAAATCATCAATTATTATATTTACAGGATTATTCTTTAATAATTCTAAAATTATTTTCTGTATGTTATCTATAAATTGATAATAAGGTGCTTTTTCATATTTCTTATTTTTATCTTGTTCGATTTTAGATCCTAGTTTAGAACTATTTTTATTAATTTCGCCAGATACCGTTGAAGAACTTGAAAGAGAAAATTCTTTTAAATTAAAACCATCTATACATTCTCTTTTTAAAAGTCTTCTCAATTTTATAAGGTGAGAACACGCTCTAATTTTATATATTATATTTCCTTTTCTTACTACCTTTTTTTGATTTTCAAAAAGAACACCTGCAATTTGACTTAAAATTGCATATTTAGCAAATACAGCCCTCTCCTTTTGAGGAATGTTTCCATTTCCAATTGCCTGCAATTGATTAAATAGCACTTCCTCTTTATCTATATATTTAGAAAGTACGCCTTTCTCATTCTGCTTCTTTTCATAATACTTACCTAATATGGTTTTTCCTGTTCCTTTCCTTCCAGTAATAATAAACTTAGAAGAATCCAAACAAAGCAATTTATATTTATTATTTTTATTATAAAAAAGAGTGTCAAAATACTTGTTTCTTGCTTCTGAAAGCCCATCAGGATCTCCTATAAATATATCTTTCAACCTGACATTATCAACCAT